GACCATCGTCGAAAAGCCGTTTTTGTCGAGCTTATTGTGTACGTTGACAGTCACCTTCGCGTTCTGCCCAGACACGAAGGGACTTTTGTGAGTCGCTTCATAGAGCTTGCCGCCAAGATAGCCACCGAGATCACCATCAGGCCCCAGGCTGTTGATCCAGCTACCTATCTGATATCCGGCATAGCCCGCAGCCCCGACAGCGCCGATCTTGCCGATTCCTGCGGTCGCGAGCCGCATGCCGAGCGCAGCAACGCCCCGCGCGGCATCCATCAGCATTGCACCAAGCCCCAGGCCGCGGCCCAAGGTGAGCGCGAGCCCCAAAGCCTTGAAACCGGCAACGATCAGCATCGCGGCGCCGCCAGCCACCATCAGCGATGCAAGCGCAGCGAATCCCACCACGAGCGCCTTGGTGGTGGTCGGGAACTCGCGCGCAAAGGCGACGGCGTGCTCAAGTACCGTTGCGAGACCTCGCACGGCCTTGGTAAATATCGGCAAAACAGCGATGCCGAGTTCCCGCAGGAGGTCCTTGTACGCCTTCGTCAGATGGATCCCCTGGCCGGCCGGCGTCAGCCGCCCCGTCGCATCTACTTGGTGGATGTTTTCCGCGTTTCGGTTCGCGTCCATCTGGGTGTGGATTTGCGCCCGCTGCTGGTAGATACGAGCCATCAACGATGAGCCGGTGCGATTGCCGAGGATCATTCCGAGCTCGCGGATGATTCCTTCGTCGCTCGTAATGCCCTTCGCCGCGAAGGCCGGCAATAGCACCTTTTCGAGGAGCGCGAGCGAGCCCTCGGTTTCCAGGATGTCGGAGCCCCTGAACGCGCCCGGTAACGCTTTCTTGAGCTTACCCAGGGAGTTGAACTGCACCATTGCCGGGTTAAGCAGCCCAAGTCGGTATAACTCTTGCTGCGCGGTAATCGTTCCGCGCGCCTGCACCAAATTCTGGTAGATCGATTGCGAGGCGGTGCCGAAGCGGCTCCCTCCAAATTCCTGAATCAGCGGCTCCGAGCCCAGATAGAACTGCTCATTGCCCATGCGCGAGAGCGATACACCGCCCGTCTTGAGCGCCGCCAGCAGCTGGGTGGCGTCGACCCGGCCGCGGCTGCCCGAGATCACCTGCTGGACGAAATTCGCTTGGCGCGCGAACTCGCCAGGATTGTTCGGATTCGCGCCGCCGCGAAACTCAATGACCTTGAGCATGTCCATGAACTTGGACTCATTGCCCCGGCCGGTCTCCGCGCCAAATACCGCCTCATTCGCGAATTTCATCTTCGCGAGGATGGGCGCCGCCATCTCGGAGCGGCTCAAGTCTTTGAATACGGCCATGGAGTCTGAGAGCAGCGTCAGGTTTTCCCGCGCGCTCGTGCCGTAGGTTTTCATGCCGAGCGCAAACTGCTGCGCGTCGGCGTTGACCTTCGAACCAAACCCCAGTGAGGCAAACTTGGCGCTTTCCTGCGCCCAGGCTTTCGCTTCCTCAATCGGCCCCTTCAGGCCATAGAGCATCGCGCCGCCGACCGCCATCGACGCCCCGCCGACCAGGCCGAGCGCCTTGATGCGCTGAATCTGTCCTTCGAGCTTGGTCAGTCCCTCCTGGCTGGCGCTGACATGCCTGTTGAACGCAGCGAAATGGCTCGCCATGCCGATCAGACCGGCCGATACGCTGTCGATTAATTTCAGCCGAATTGCGACCGAATATGCTTCAAAGCTCATGTTTTAGGCATCCGGTGTATGATCAGCGCACAGGTCAGGAGAATCCGCATATGTCAAATGCCGTCTATCGGCTGCACGAATGGCTTGCCGATCGCATTCCTGGGATGCAGTACCCGAAACCGATCGTCATCACGCGCGTCCCGCCACCACCTCTATTCAAGAACCAAATGCCGCTTTGGAAGCGCTACCTGCTCGTGCTTTTCGCGTGCATCGCGATACCGCTGGGATTGGTCCTGCTGTTCTTCGCGGGCCTAGCCCTCTGGGCCATCTTCAGCGCTTGAGAGCCTGCCCCCGATCACCGCCTCAATGAGCGCATGGCCGAGCATGTGCTCGATCCGGTCGCGGTTGCGCTCAAGCGCCGGACCCACAACGGGGCGCGGCGGCATCTTGGACGTGCCGAATTCGTGATATTCCATGACGGGGTCCGTGGATCCCACTACGCCCTCGTCGCCCGATTGCTCGTGCGAGAAACTCGCCTTGAGATCGCCCTCGCGCTCAAGCGGCGCGTTGAGCGGATAGCCCAGTCGGGCCTTTTCATCTTCCGTTGAGTCCGCGAGCGTCGCCCACGCGGGATATGGTCCGACACTGTCCTGGTATTCGCCGATCTGCTCAACCATGTCGCGTTCGAGGATGGTAAGCGCGGTTCCAATTGCCCGGTGCTCGATCACCGCCAAGCCCACTTCGATCTTGAGCAAGTGCTCTGCGAATGCGAGAACTCCGTCAAATTCGCGGGTGTTCATTTCGGGTCGTCGTCAAACTCCATCGTGGACCAGTTGAAGCGGTTGCCCTCAAACTCGGAAAAGGTGATGCACCAGGCGGCGCGGGTCACATCGTCGAGTGAGAACGCCACATCGAACGGGATACCGCTACGCACGAGCCATAGGCACTCTTTCATGGGCGCAGCGGTCGCTATTTTTTTATGGCCGCCTTGTCCGCTTCCGGGTCGACGGTGCCGAAGTGTCCGCGCACGCCCAGCATCACCGCTTCGACGCCCTCATCGCCCAAGCGCTGGATCAACGCCTCGACCAAAAGTTTCGAACTCAATGGGGATTCGGGCTCGCCGTCAACCGCCGCGACATACAGGAGCGGCACGGACATCGCCAGATAGACCTCGTTCTTCGCCGTGTCGCCCAAGGCTTCGATCAGCCGATATTGCGCGAGAATACCAGGCTTTTTGAGCGTGATCGTCCGCCCCTTGGCGTCGGTGACCTTCACTTCGGCCGCTGCCTTCGCGATGACCTGCTCGGTCGGCGTCTTGTCAACGGTCAGCTTTACCATTACGCGATCTGCACGCGGCGGCGGGAGACGAAATTCATCGTCTGTTTGACCGACTTATCCCCAGAGTAGTCGCCGGCATCGGCGAGGCTCAGAATGACGCCGGGATAGCGGAACTGCGAAACCGCGCCATTCACTTCCTGGATGGTCTCCGTGATCGATGCGTACCGTTCGCGGATGCCGCGGTAGTAGTTGTCCTCCAGCAGTGCGAAGTATTGATCTAGCACCGCGCTCGCCCGCTCGATCACGAACGACCCGGACCAGCCCTGGAAGAATCGCAGATGATCGGTGATGCCGTTCAAGAGCACCAGTTTCTGCACGTTGTCGTCCGATTTCGACTTGAAGCTCGTGATAGTGGTGAGAGTGAGCGGGCCGCCTTGCGTGACGATGGTCAGCCCTATGTCGCGCCCGATATTGTATTGACCTTGAGACATGTTTCGGCTCCGGGAGAGATGAAGGGTTTACGCGGCCTGCGGGAGCGTGCTGACGGACTGAATTTGTACCGAGGCGCCGCCCTGCAAATTGATCAGCAGTTCTTCGATCACGGCGAGGTATTGGACCTGCACGTTGATCGTCAGGTAGCCGAGCGCGACTTGCGACGCGGGGTTGTTCGCGGCGTTGCACTGAACGCTGTACGCAGTCGTGCCGGAGGGATTGCCGATCATTCCCTGATCGGCTAGGTTGTCGAGGAAGGAGCTGATCGTTGCGACTGCCTGCGCCTGGACGCTCTGGCTATCCAAGAGCCCGACGAATACCCCCATGCCCGCATTCAAGGTCGCGGCGATGAAGTTCGTCATGCGCGTGTAGGCATCCGTGTGGATGAGCGCATTGGATGAGGTGTTGTGGCCGGTCTGGAGCGCAAAGTACGCCCCGCCCGGCGAGGGGTTCGCAATCACATCGATGCCGGCGGCGACCAAAGCCTGAATGTCGGCATAGGTGTACACCTGCTGACTCACCGACTTCTGTGTGCCCACGACGCCGTAGAGCTGCTTGTTGAGCGTGCCGTTCTGAGGGGACTGCGCGGCGATGAAGCCGGCGGCGAAGGATGCCGGGCTCACCAGCCGCGTCGCATTGTTCACCGTGTCGAGCCAGTAGACCCAATCGCCCAAAAGCAACTTCATGGCGTAGCTGTCGACGCCGTACGTTGCTTTGGTGCTGGCGGCGTTCGCGATGGTGTCGCCGGACACCGTTGCAGCCACCATCTCGATGCCGTTCGCAAGGCCGAAGGCAATCTGCGACGCGAAACTCGTCTCATCGGTCAAATCGCACAGGAGGCCCACCGAGACGCCCGTATTCTGCAAGGCATACATACCGCTGCGCGGCACGCTGTTCACGCCCACCATGACGGCAGTCGTGATGGTCGCAACGCCATCCGTGCCGCTCGCGAGAGCGTAGGAAGCGGCGGTTGGGGTGGCAGTGCCCGCACCAGCGGACGCCACGACGATCTGAGACGGGCCGCGAAGCGCGGAGTTGCCATTGTTGATGGCGGCGGCGATCGCCAGCCACAACGCGTTGCCGGTCAATCCCAGGCCGATGTTGTTGTAATTCTCGGGAGCGAGGCCCGGAATCGCGACGGTGACCTGGAAAGTGCCGGTCTGAGAACCCGCGGCGATGGTCACAACGGTATTGTTGCCGTTGGAGCCCGTGTACTTGGAGGTAACCGAGAGGCAGGTCGATTGAATCTCAATCGTGGCTGCCACATCGGTGCCATCCGTCACGCGCACGCAGGCGAAGTAGTTCGCGCCCTGCTGGACCGCGATATTGAGCGCCGTGCCCATGTCGTTCGCGCGATTCTGGACAGCGCCGAACATCGACTGGTACTGCTGGGGGCTGCCGACCACGACTGGGCTGCCGACCGGACCCCAGGAGGCCGTACCGACTATCCCAAGCCCGTTTGTGGGCACCCCATTAAGAAATGCAGGTGCGGGCGGGACGATGAATGCGTACACACCTGGCACGGTCAGCGCCGCAGTGTTCTGCGAGCCGGCTTGATAAATGGGCATCTGCTATCTCCAAAAATGAAAAAGGCCGCTCGAGGCGGCCTTGGAGGGAATGAAGGGCGGGGTTTACGGTGAGGGCGTCGGGACAGGTCCGACCTGGACCACATACGCAGCACTCGGGCTTGCGAGGATCTTTGCCACGAGCGCGGGATCGGTGATTTGATCGCCCTTCTTGTAGGGGGCGAATTCGATGACGACGACCAATTTCATAGGGAATATTCCTCAAGGATGGCGGGAATGACTTGGCCGCCGTTGTAGACCGTGACTTCGGGGCTCTGCGTGTCGAGATTCGAACCGCCCAAGGTTTCGAGTTCCCATCCCTCAAGCGTCCCCAAGTCGAGCGGCAGGACGGCGAAGGAA